TTACTCCTTTATCTCAAATGCAAATCTGCTTAACAGATATTTCTTATTATTGAGCAGTATAGTTTGTGTAGGTACAGAATAGTCACGTTCAATACTGCTATCTGATATACCCTGTATATGAGAAAGTATGTGATATACATTTGTAAAACCTTTGTTTTGACTGGTAGAAACTACAGGAGTAAGTGACGTTACTGACTTTTGTTGACAAAAATACCTATAAGGTGTAGACAGTACGGATATTCCGTTTGTAAAAACAGCATAGTTGTCAATAGTATTAGTAGCACAACTTGTTGTCATGCCTATTTCAGTTTCTCCTGTTTCATAATTAGTTATTTCGCCAATTATTATATTTATATTAGGTCTACTAGCTGTGTTATTGTCTATACCTATAGCAACTAAATCACTTTGCTTATAAATAATCCATCTTCTTTTGTCGCTTGTATAATTTGTTATGCTAACACACGGGCAAGTCAATGCTTCAGTTCTTAGGTCACACCAACCGTGTGCCGCAGTATCAGTAAATTGACCCCTTAAAAACAGTTCATCTGTTACCCAAAGCTGAAAGGTGGCATCTTTGGTATCAATACTTGTGTTATCACCCTCGTACACAACTTTCTTAAAATTATAAACTTCAATAAGCTTCCTGACTAATCCTCTAAGTCCGTCTGTTCCCTCGTATATTTTCATACTTGTTCCTCCTCTATTGTTGCTTTTCCTGTGATTGAAGAGCTTATTGCGCCATAGGTTATCGTAAATGCCATTCCATTCGGCATAACCGATTTGCTGTTTTCTAATTCACTAATTTTCTCGGTATTGCTTTCTACCTGTGTTTTGAGTGAGGTCATTTCTTCAAATAATTTGCCGACCTCGTCACCCGATTCTATTTGATACAATTTAGATAAAGGTGTAAGGTCACCATTGTTCTTGTCAAATGTATTTGCACTCATTGTATCTCATCTCCTTATTTTTTTGTCTATTTTTAATTTTTTTATAATTTTATAAAACACAAGGCTCGCAAACCACGCATCTACGCACTTTCCGAGCCTGTATTTTTTAATCAAATGGGGATTTTATTTACTTGTTCTTTTGAGAATTTTCATACTTCGTCCCCGTAATTTTCTCATACTCCTCGGCCGTAATCCACTTGCCAACAGCGGCGTGTACCATAGCAACCGACCACAAACGGCTGTCATAGTATCTCTTGACCTTTGCATAGTTTTTACTCATCGCCGCTCACCTCCAACTCAACACCGTTCAGCATAGCCAAAAAATCAACGTTTGCCTTTATTCTGTCTATCTCGGTAACTTTGGGTTTGCGGAAATTATCTTCCGTCAGCCCTGCGGCTTTCAGCATTTCTTCTTGTAATTCCGTCATACGCTACCTCCTACCTCTGACAGTTTAACGATGTATTCTTCTTCGCTTGGAACTGGTATTTTGTAATCGTCATTATCACCCTTGAATGTCACTGAACCCCCTGCTTCGACCTCAACGTTTCGCAGAAAATCGTCGTCAATCAGGGTTGAAATATCGGTGACGATAGGGGTTTCCAATTCGTAATATAACATAACGCCCTGCATTGCCTGTTTAAACGTTGTGGCGTCGGTGTAGGCGGTGTCTCGCACACGCACTATCGTACTTTCCAAAACGTATAAACCGGTTACGTTGTCAGTAACGCCAATCTTAGCATACTGATATTTTGAACATAGAAAATTTGGTGTGCCACCCCGAATGTCCGAGATACCATTCAAATAGAAAAATGGGGTGTAGTCGCCGTCTTTGTACATCAGCCAGTTTTTTGTCCCCAAATCAACGCTGTTCACACACTGAACATATTTTTTATTTTCATAGTCCACATAGTTTCGTGCCGTTCCTGCCGACCAGCCGTAGCCAGGCAGTGCCCTGATAGCTTCTGGTATCTGGTAAACGTTGCTGTGGTAGGGGGCGTAGGCTGTAGGGGTGTCGCCCTCCGATATCATGATTTCACATTCAGATAGTCTTTTAACAACGTCAGCTGACATAACACTACCGTTGCCAGCATATACACCTACATATAAACATCCGTTATCTCCTGTTCTGTATGACCGATTGTCTGATGTTTTTCTAAAATCCAAATACGGCTGTGAATTTACAACAGTATTCACATTCATTAGAAGTATTATCTCACTGGTTTTATCAGAAGTAAAACTTAATGTGTACGTGGTGTTAGGTTTTAATTTTATCGCCTTACAACGATAACTATTTGCAATATATTCATAGTCATCACTACCAACTTTCAGCATATCAGTGCCGTAGTACAGATTTGCTCCCTGCTCCACAACCTCTTCTGTGCCAGCACTAATAATCTCACCAGCGTTATATGGGTAGTAGTCCGCTGGGAATATTTTCTCAAATTCTTCCACAGTTGTGGGCTCGTTGCCTGAACCGAATATGAGGGTGAGGTCAAAAATCTGACGATTGCTAAACGTCACTTTGACGCTATTGCCTATTAAAAATGCGTCAAATGTACCACCTATATCGCTATCGCCATATGGGCTAGTAATCCATGACAACGTACTTTTTCCAGCATTCACAGCTTTACTTGTCTGGTTGTTTTTGGTGTATATCACTTCACGGAAATACATATAGACAGTAGTGCCTTGCTCAGCCTCGCAATCTATTCTGCACAGATATTTATGGGCAGAGTACACTGGCTTGCAATTGCATTCCGTGCCTTGATATGTGAACGTCGAACACATCTGATTCCACACAAAACTCCTGCCACCCACAGACTTCACACTCATCAGCTTTGCCCCTGTAGGCACTGTCTTAGCATATGCCGTTTCGCTGTCGGTTTCAAACCTATGCGTGATACCCTGACCTATGAAATACAGTGCGTCCACACGCCTTTGCAATTCCTTGTCGGTCAGCTTCACGTTAGCTATTTCAGCCGTGTTTTCAGCTATCTTTCCGACAGCTGTCACATAGTCCTCAGGCAGACTATCAGCCACCGCCTGTGCTGTCTGTGCGGCAGTTTCAGCGGCTTTGCGGTCTGCGGCGACCTGTGCGGCTATCTTTTCCATTTCCGCTTTATCGTATAAAATCACCGTTTCATCATCAGTGATATATACGATTGTTCCGTCTTTTATAGTGGATTTATCAACGGCTTCCCACTCGGCTTTTGTGCCAATCCACTTTTCGCTTTCAACCTTATCGCCTAATTCAGTGACAGACTTTTTGGCATTAGCCGCCATACCTCTAGCAATAATATCTGTAGCCATAAATCCACCTCCTTAATATGTTATAGTTCCCCAAATTTTGTTTACACCCTTGACGTTTTTAACGGTCACACTATAGTAACCACTAACATCTCCTGCATAAACATTTTCTGTTGTAATCGTATCAACTGTTGAGAAGTCGCTCAGATCAACCATCATAAGCACTTCCTCTGCACCATTCTGAGTCAGTTTTCCTACAACCTGAAAACTGCCAGTTCCTGAAGCCTGTACTTTAAAATCAGCACCAATGCCAACTTTCAGCTCAAAAGCTTTTCCATTTTCGTACAAGTTTCCGTTTGTAGCACAATACGCCATAGTTCATCTTCCTTTCATATAAATAAAATATAACAATGGCGAAGCCGTATTACCTCGCCCTTTAACAACGATATTACTTAATAGCATTTGCAAGCTTCTTGATAAACTTCTCACCTGCAATGCTAGTCTGCTTATAACCCCACTTTTTTAGCAAAGCATTAACAGCCTTTTCAGTGCCGTCACCAAAAATACCGTTCTCGTCAAGTGTGACGTTGTGAAGTTTTCTTGCCTTGGCTATGATAAGCATTTCTTTCAAGGCAAGAACACCACTGGTCTTATCACCCTTTTTATAGCCAGACTTTTCGAGTATCGGAAGTTCATTATTTTTTTGCTTTTTAAAACCATTAAGACCCTTTTTCTTTATAATTGCGGTAAAATCTTTATAGGCATAATTGCAATCACAGTTTCCATTTACACCTGAAACCGAGCCTTTACTTGTGTACTGCCACATACCATAGCTACCACCGTATGAAGGCTTTGACTTGTCAAATTCAGCAAGCCATACACAATATTTGTTTTTACAATCACTAGGAACTTTACTGTTAAGAAAAGCAGCATAGCTATAAAGCATTACATAATAATTTTTCTTTTCACAATAACCGCAAAAAGCATTAATTATACTACCTATAGTAGAAGCCGACAAATTACACTGTGTACTATCTTCTATATCAAAAGCAATAGGCATTTCAAAAGTTTTACCCTTGATCGCCTCAAGAAACACCTTGGCTTCTAATTCGGCATCTGCTGATGTTAGAGCATATGAATACCAATAAGCACCAACTTTAAGCCCTGCTGATTTTGCCTTTTTGTAATTGGTTTCAAAACATTCGTCTTTCTGACCGATATATTTGCCGTAGCCTGCGTTTATCATAACAAAGTCATATCCTGTCTTTTTTACTTTGTTAAAATCTACATTAGTACCCTGCCAATGAGAAACATCTATACCTTTTATTGTTGTTGCCATATGTATACTTCCTTTCCAATTAATCTTCTTTTACGGGCAGTTTGTTCAATTCGTCCACACAGTTATGTACAAAACTATTGCCACCAATAGACGAATAGCTTTCGTATAGTCTTGCGAGATTTTCTTTTTCGTACAGTGAAATACTATTTTCTTTCATTCTAGAATTATAAATCGCTAAAATAGAATTTCTCAGCGTGGCCTGCAAAGCCAAACTTTGTTTTTGTAACTCAGTTTCCATGCTTTGGTTCTGTTCTACCTGTCTTTCCACTAATGCTGTTAATTTATCTATTTTTTTATTTAGATTATCTTTGCCACTTGTTTTTGAAATCCACTCTACAAATCTATTCCTGATTGGTTTAACAATAATTGTTATCAGTGCCAAAATGGTTGTAATACTTCCACAGTAGGTAGCAATTTCCTTAACCGTGCTCATAATTACTCACCGCCATTCTTAACCTCGTCAATAAAATCTGTGAGTGATTTATAATTCATATCCTTAACAGCACTTTCAAGCAAGATAACAAGCTCTACATCGGAAATCTTAATGCCCTTTTCTTCAAGCAGGGCAAGCATGGTTTCTTTAGCTTTTTCAAGCTTTTCTGTGCCGTGAACGTCTTTATAAATCTGTTCTATGTACTTAACCGTTGTAGCCGCCACATCTTTCTTAATGCTGTCATTTGCGATTTTTGTATACTTCGATTTTACAAAACCGACAATAGCCGTCATAACCGCTGTTAAAATTACAGGCAAATACTCTGTAATCATCTGAGTAATAATCTCTTTCATAACTTTTCCTCCAATAATAAAAGAGGGTTGTTAGCCCTCTTTCTATTTAAGTATTATTTTTATATGTGTTTCATCAATACGTTTGATAACCCTATAACCACTATCTGACTTGGTTGCCACGCCATTCACACTAGCCGTACAATATCCGTTGACCTCGCACGTTCCGTCATCTTGAGCTACTAATTGTCCTAATAGGCCAACTTTGCTATACTCTTTTCTTGCCCCACGAGGGATATATTCAAGCGTATCATTATAGTTTTCGTTCAATATAAGATTGTGTGACTCGTCATAAATCAGCCGTCCATAAACATCTGTTTTATATTTATCATGCCAATCTAATTCAGCAGAGTTACCAACAATAGATGGGTTGGCTGATATAACACCAAGGATATAATCGTCTTTATTTGCAAGCTTGATTTTATCACCGTCAAGCGTAACGAATAATCCGATCCTATCTTGATTATCAACATTTCCGTCAAGCCATTCAAAATATTCGGCATAGTCAGCACCAATAGTTTTGTACGCACCGCCAGCATAAACATTGCCAGAAAAATCTACTTGCATTGCAGAGTTTTGGCTTGCAGAACCATTTCCTATATTAAATAGTATGTCAGCATTTTCCGAGCTTTTATAAGTTCGTTTTGCATTGACGCCTATAACGGTTTGGTTATCTGCTGTGGCACGATTATGTGAGCCTGCAACGAAACAATTATCATAATTTATAATTTCGTTATTATATCCAAACACGGTATTACATTTTGCCATTTGGTCTTTAGTTTTGTCACCCTTAACAGTATTCAATGTGCCAACTACAATACTATCAGCTACACCCTCTAGCATATTATTCATACCATTAACATATGTATCACGAGAATTGGAAACAGTATTTTTTGCACCACTACAATCAACCGCCACACTATATTCAGACGTATTCCACATACCACTGACGTGATTAGAAAATCCACCAACGCTAGTATTATTAAAGCCTGTTAAGGAATTTAAACTGCTATTTCCACGAGCATAGGGTAACATATGTAACATACTGTTAGTTTTCATTTCTGAAAAATCAATATAATTATTGCTGTCATAACTATATTCGTAACAATGGTTTGCTTGACCTTCAAGATGGTTGTAATCGCCATGGGCAATATTTTCAAGATAAATAGTAATCTGTTCTGTTCCATCAGGGGCCATAGTATAAAAATAAGAACTGCCATAATAATTAAACTTTTCTGAGATGTGTCTACTACCACCACTATCAACGTATTCAACAAATCGTCCTACGCTAGAATTTTGACTTCCTAGAGGTATAGGTTTGCCATTCCTAATAGCAATGTAGCCAGCGTTTATACCACCACCACGGAAATAGATCCACACACTGTCTCCCATGCTTAAAATCTCACCTGATTTATTCAGAAAAGATTTTTCAGCACCATTATACTCTAATAGCGAAACAATGGCTGTACAATTTGTAGAGTCGTAGCTTTTAACTGTTCCATAGGTATAACCAAGTGTTTTTTTATTATCTTGACTTTCCTTAATCAGCTTATTCATTTTAGACATTCTGTACACCGCCTTTACGAATAATCAGCTAAAACCATTTTGCAGTTACCCACATAATTAACGCCATTCATTGTGAATTTTACAACAGTTCCGTCAGCAGGAAACACACTGTCTTGTCCCATATAAACATAGAATATTCCGTCAGTTTTAGCAGCGTATTGCCCCTCAACTGTGCTATTCAATGGTATATTAAAATCAACTTGTGGTACAAGGTTCGTACCGCCATTGTGCAAACTTTGACTAAACATATTATATAAGCTTGCCATTTTACTTCCTTGATGTCCTGAATTTGAAGTAGGGGTAAAGAAACCTGTAATTTCTGTATTGTCAGATAGTTTTCTCATTTTTGCAATAGCCCCACCTAATACATAGTCATTATCTCCACTTTTAAACAAAATCAACATTCCCCGACTTGTAGTATACAACATGACACTATCAAACTTGTTATAGGCGAAGCTGACATAATCAGCATATGGTGACGTTTTAGTAGAGTCATATTCACCACATCCAACCCAGTAGCGCGACTTTGCAGGGTCAAACATTATTCTAAAGTACGTTGTATCATCAATCCAAAATGTCAAAGTGTTATAATCGGTGGACTTACTATTAGGATAATTTGTTTCAATTTTACTCCATGTCCATTTGTCTTCAAAAAATGTTTTAAGGTCTGAAAACACGGTTTCTGATGAAGTTTGATTTGGCACACAAGTATAAGTGTTTATCATTAATTATCACCGTCCAATTCTGCGTTACCGCTTATTCCAATAGCTCCACGAGCGTTAGTATTTGTTTCGTTCATATCAACAAATTTGATATTATGCTCTATGCAATATTTAACAATAGGTAAACACCTACTATCTGTTACATCTGTTATTCCGTTGCCATAACCAAACATTATACCAACAGTTACATTGTCAAATGCACTTAAATCATTTATAGACGTATCGGTATATTTTCCTAAACTTTCATCATATTCGCTATGAAAAATAACTTGATCTATACTTGTGCTCTTAATGGCATTTTGATTAATCGTAAACAAACTTTCGGGAAACGAAATACTTGTCATAGAACTCTGTTGAAATGCGTTGCTCATTATTTCTGTAGTTCCATTTGCCACAACAACATTACTGCCGTACCACGAGGATGCAGGAGCACGGCAAAACTTATTATCTTGATATAAACAATTATTGACTACCCGAAAATGAGTATTGGCACTATTAACATTAAAGGTGTTTAACAGAGGACAATTATTAAAGCCTGTAAAACTCTCCAATGACTTACCTATAGAAACGGTTGTCAGTGACGGACAATTATTTACACCGGACACAGAGATGGCAGTATTAGGAATATAAAACGTTGTTATCGCATTACCATTAAGTCCACCTATCTCAGTTACCTTTCCGTCACTCATAAATGACAAACTTTTAAGCTTTGGGCAATTATTAAACCCATTTACCTTCTCACAAGAACTTTCAATTCTTAAAGTTGTCAGGTTGGACATATTATTACAACCCTCAACGTCAACTACATAACCTGTAGCCGCCGATATTAAAGAAGATAAGTTATTCATGCAGTTCTCAGGTACAACTTTTAAGCTCGCACTATTTGTCATTGGTAATTTTGTCATATTAGGCATATTGCAGAACGATCCGCTTTCAAGCGTAATACCATTGCTGTCGGTCACATTACCATAAATTACAACATTAATCGTATTACCACTATAGCCATTAAAAGCGTTTTTAGGTATTTTGGTAGTACAATTACCCGATTGAAAGTCCAAACTCAGATTTATGTTTGCCGATGTATTACTTGCGAAACCATCGGTGTCGTTAATGTTAGTAGATCGCCCAATTTGTATACTTTGAAGTCCAGATAAATCTCCGTCAATACCTTTGCCCATAAGATAGAATCTTCCCTGCACTGTCGCAGGATAAATGACTAAACTTGTTGTTTCTTTATTTACATACACTACGCATTTATTCGTAGTTGCCGCTTTGATAGTTAAGTTTCCAATAACATGACTTCCTTTTAGTATCTCATTTCGCTTTATTTCTTCGATACCTGTTTGCCCATCAACTGAAACCATTGGTACGAAATTCAAGGTGTAAGGTAGTTCCAAACCATTGACGAATGTACTATTAGCAAGAAACGATTCGGGGCTTGAAATATCACAATATACTGTAGGAAATGCAATATTGGTAAGTTTTTTACAGCCTGACAACACACCCTCACTGGTCGAAATGTTCGCAAGATTAGCAGGGAAAACAAAGTCTGTTATATTCTCAAATCCGTTTCCCATAGGTGAAGTGAGGTAGGTAGCTTTTACTTTGGAACAATCTATCTTTGTAGTTGTTCCTTTATCAAAAGCATTATCAAAGTTGGTTAAATCATCACTCTCAGACACGATGGTTGTATCGTGCGTACCCAAAGAATAATTCTTTTTAAATGTTGAAATTGCGTTTGTATTACGCCTAACTACTTCATTGTCGTCATAACGTATTAAACAACGTGACGGTGACATAGATTGAAATTCTACCGTACTATCTGTCGGCAATGTATTGGTAACTGTAACTTCATTTCCTGCTATCCATTGAGCTGTCAATGTTGTGTTGTTATTTGGTATAGTATACATGTCGCCATAATTGTATTTATTGCCTTGACTATCCGTCCATGCGAACAATTTATTCTCGTTATACATATCCCCACCTTGTAAAACGATTTGTTTATTAGGGGCTTGGTTAATGCTCTTATAAGTGATAGTATTGCCGCCTTTGTCCTTGCCACCATTCGTGTTATAAGATATTGCCACTGTATCGCTTAAAGTTTCACAGTAAATCGAAATACAGTCCGTATCAAATGGTAACCATTGCAGATTAGTGGCTTCAATAGTCATCTCTCCATTGCTAAGAGGAATGGTTAATGATTGAATAAGAAAAAGTTGCTTTTTAAATTTGTAATATTCGTTTGTAAATTCAATTGTGTTGTCAACGTCAAGGTGGGGAAGACTCGGATAATTAAAACTTACCGAAGTTCCCATACAGGTATTCTGTAGCAGTATATACTCCGCCTGCATTCTACATTTTTCTTCGCCACTATCTAGCGTTGTATCGCCAAGACTTATATAATAAGTACCGCCGTCCAATCCCTTATATCCTACCGAGGTTATACAAACTGGGGACTGTGGGTTTTCATTTTTTGCTGTATAGGAATATATCTCGCCGTTAGTGTTATCCGTAGTAACTGTCACAATGTTTACACCGTCATAATTATATTGAACATCAATGTCGGTTTCAGCTATATCGACTTCACCCAGATTACTTTGTGGCGATAGATGCCTATACCAAGAGGGAAGATTATAGTTAAATACCCTTTCCATTCTAAGCCTGCCGTTGACATCGTAATAAATGTTAGCACCATACATTTCAGCCAACTTATCGAATATTTCACCAAGGTACCCACCCTCGTCAACCACAATATCGTCATATAATTCTGCATCATAAAAGATTGGATCAATTAAAGGTTCAACGGGGTCAAGCGGAATGTTATTGCCTAAATCTAACATCAAAGTATCTCGAATAAGGTCGGCAATTTTTGTTCCTTTTTTAGAATTTGTAACACTAGCTTGATATTCTACCAAACACATTCTTGCATTTAATTCGCCATTTAGAAAACCGTATTTATCAATACCTTCGATTGCTAATGCTTTGCCATGCGCTGTTGCCGATTTTGTAATGAATACGCCTTGTGGAAACCAATATATATCATTTGAAACAACTACGCCTATAAAAAGCTTAAACTTCCTATTGTACCAAAACCAACTGTCTACCTGTGGTAAATATTTTTCATCGCGGTCTATGATAGTAAAAGAGCAAGACCTGCGACAGCCTTGCTCCTTATTAATTGATATTGAACCAACCTCGGCAGAGGAAAGGTCGTTTGTAATTTGTCCAATCGCACCCTCATAGTGTGATAGAATTTCTACCTTGAATTTTAATTTACGCATTGGATTCTGTAATTCGGTCAAATACGCTTCATCTATTTTATTATAGTAATCCATCGTATCAACCTCCTTATCTTGTTATTATAACGTCATTTATATCTTCAACTTCAACCCAATTATATTTAATTGTAGTTAAGTCATACACCGAGCTTTCATCATACGATCTCGACGGATTGTCTGAAATATTCACAATCCATACATCACCCTTATCGGACTTTAGCATGAAATCATTTTTGCCTGTAATGAATTTTGTCCAAGATTTAACGCTATCAATTGTATCAACTATTTCGTCCTCGGGGCATGCCAATGTTAAGTGATTTGCCGTAAATTCGCCGCTTTCATAGTTTGTTACAGTTCGTGTAGTCTTAGGTTTTACGCCCGTGCCCGTATGAACAGTAAGTCCAATATTTGATATTATATCATTGTTGTTAATGCCCGCAATAAAATGCCAAGTTTCATTAATTGAATAGAGCTTTTTATTATAACAATCACCAGCGGTCTTTAGCGAGTAAATCGACCATCCAATCCAATCAGTAGACACCTCTGGCGTAATATATGCCTCATAGTTTGCATAACAAATATAATAAATATATGATTGCTGATTGCCCACTGTTACATCAAAAAATGAATTGCCAGTAGCAGTTCCAATGAAAACATATTCGTCATCGTTGACATTTTGTCTAAAGATTTTTGCCACTCCGAGTGATTTTGAAGTTTTCCACGTCAGCATAGCTGTGTGATTATCAAAGATTTTAAAATCAAATTCTGAAACGATCCCGTCTATACTTTCAGCAGGGAAGTCTTTCTGTTGAGTATATCTGTACATTTTATCATCGAGAGTCATGATTTCACTTACAGCCCTAAAAGAACTTCCAAAGCAATTTGCATAAAATGAGTATTTGAGTTCAAAATCATATATCTCGTCGCTCTCGTCGATAAGTCGTTCATTGCCATTGTAAATAGTATATCGTGAACCTTTTATCAAATCACGAGCCGAATAATTAAGACTAGCCACACCTGTATCAATATCGTATGATACGATTAATGCGCTTGTTCCATTGTAAACATGCCCCATGTTTTCCGAGGGCGAGCTTTCAATCATTATATATTTACCCTCTATTTTATCAGCAATACCTGGCTCGATAGTTACATAGTTGTATGCCGACGTTTCAAGAATTTTGCCGTCATGAATAGCGCCAGTCGTTCCCATAAGTTGATAAAGGTAATACTTGTAATACTTTAGCCCGACATGGTTTGGATGTATATAACTTGTCTTACACTCAATTGGATTTGCTGTTTTAGAAGAGATTGATACAGTAAAATCGCACTGTGGATCTTCACGGCATTTAACATAATGCGGCTTATCCATAAAGTAATTTGTAAAAATCCTAAACACAGTTCCTCTTGCGGGGGCTGTTGTAAAACCAGACTTTAATCTTACGTTACCAGTTTTATAATCGTAGGTTTCTATCAGTCGTCTTTCTTCTCCAATCTCGATATAGGCGCCGCCGACTAAATACACTGAGCCGTCGGAACGCTCATAATAGTACGCGCTCTTGAGATTTGCAATTTCCTTGTTAATCATAAAACTTGATGTAGTACCCGAAGATTGGATTTTACCACGGCAGAAGAACATATCATACAATCCAACACCGTCACCATACTGTGTGTCGTCGGCAATAGTCGTTGGGTCTGTTTGAAACAGCGTATACTGATACATATAATCGTGACCATTCTTTGCTATGTCATTAAAAACCAACTCATTTACATCAACTTTATCACCATTGTAAAATGTATTGATATCGCCGCCTTTAGGAAAATAAGAATAGTTCTGTTCCCCAGTTCTTATGTTTGTATAGGTACACAACGCCCAACGCATTGCAGAACCCGCCGTGCAATTAAACTGGTAGCTAAAACGTGGCGCACGGTCATATTCACCGCCCTCGCCCTTGTGTTTATCTATTTTTACGACCTCGTCATCTGGAAAAACCAGTGTAGGTGTCATTATCATTCATTTCACCACCCTTTATAATAAATAAGAGCCGCCAAGGTCTGACGGCTCGTTTTGTATTATCTGTTTCTACCTATCATGCGGTCACGGTCTGCTTGCTTCAAATAGTCATTCATTTGCTGTAAGAATGTTGTGCCGTCGGTAGTATGAATTTCGCCAATTCTAAATGTAATTGTGGTATCACCATTAGTGGTATCATTTGTTGTGAACATTGATCCAGCCGCCTGCGTACCACTTACAAGATTGTCACCTATAGTCTTACCAACAACGCTTGCAACATTGCGAGTATTGTGTACAATGTCATAGAGTTTCTTGGCGTCTGAAGAATTAAAGATTACCTCAGACTTATATGGTGTTCCGTGTAGCATAGCCGTTCCCGTGTAGCTATTAACTCCACCCGTCGCATACTGCTTTACCTTGAATTTTGAGCGTATCTCCTTTTGTAGTTTCGCAAGCTTGGTTACACTGATATTACTCAAGCCACCGAGCATTGAAACCTTTTCACTTATCATTTGCCCCGCAAACTTATACATGGCTTTGTCGGCTTCCTTTTTGGTGGTGTATGCACCAAGAATTGCGTTATCTTTTTCGACAGCATATACGCCGCTACCAGACAAAGCTTTCTTTATAGAGGTGCCCTCATATTGTGCCAGGTCATCTGATAGCTGAATATAATCGGCTTTAAATTCACGCAAAGCATCAAGTCGCTCTTGGTATGTACTCTTTTCATTAAGTGTTTTGAGTTTAAGTTCTTCAAAGTATTTAACGTCTTGGTCAGATAAATCGGAAACGAATGTATCAAATTGTTTGAGATACTTCTCCCACTCATCTGCTTCTTTTGCATATTGGTCAATGCGGTTTTGAATAATCTCTTTCTCTTTTTGAACATTATCTTTGAGTTTAGTTTGATAACCGCTATAATCAGTTTGATATTTGTTAAGAATACCGATATCCTGATTGTGAAGTTTACCCTGCCAATCTATACCTAAAATTTGTTGCGCAATCATTTCATTCTGGTTGTTTGTATAGGCACTCATAGCATCGCTCCATGCTTGCTTATACTTTTCAAATGCCTCAATTTGATCGGTATAAGGTTGCATAGCAGCCTCTTTCTCTTTTTCAAGATTGTCAATAGCTATTTCGTTTTGTAGTGAATCAAGTTCCTGTTGTGCCTTTTCAACCTCGTCGGAGTTGGTTTCTAAATGCCAGCTACTTGCTTCGCTATAGATAGCAACCTTTTTCTTTTTTGCATTAGCTACAGCGTCTTGCTTTTCCTGCAACTCAATGGCTCTATCACGTTCGTCATTTTCCTCTTTGAGTTTATCAATAAGGTCGTCGTAATATGACTCTACATCGTCACGAGAATCCTCAAGACTACTGATTTCTTTTTCAATATAATCAATAGCAGTATCACCAGCGGTCTGATATTTGTCAATGATATCATTTAAAGTATCTTCCTCTTCTTGAAGCGTATCGAGGTATTCCTGTTCTTTGTCTTTCTTATCATTTATCTTATCAATTATTGCTTGTACTTGATTCTTCTCGGCGGTCAGTAATCCGTCTGAAGTAAGATTTGAAAGGCTAACATCTTTCATTTTATAGAGGACTTTGATAAGATTATTTACAGATTTTTGATCGGCGTCACTCAAACCTTTAAGTTGAGAAAGTTGCTTAATCAGGTCGTTTGGAGCAATACCCATTGCTTCTTTGATTTTCTTACCGAGTTCTTCAAAGCCGCCATTTGTGTCGTCAAGGTATGGAAGAAATTCCCCATAACTTTTAACGAGTTCCCATCCACTACTACCAACTTCAAAAGTGCCGTCTTGAATTTCCTTATACGCAGAAGCAAGTGCGGCAATTTTGCTTTGAACGTTGTCAACATCCTCGGAGTAGTCAGCAAGGCTAAATGTGGTTTTTGCATTTAAGAGATCGAGAACATCTTGCCATGAATTTATTTTGTCAAGGCTGGTATCCATTAAAGTGTCAATGTTATCTGGGGTAAGATTTTTAAGCAAGCCTTCAATAATTGCTTGACCATTTTGGTTGCCAGCCAACGACGGTATCCGATTCACAACACGAGTGGCAATATTCTCAATCTTGTTTGTAAGCCCATCCTCTATCTCGTTATCGTTTGTCTCAAATGAGAAACCAAGCATGACTTTGATATCGTCGATTGAAAGCCCTTGGTTTTTAGCAAAATCTGAATTAGCAATATTTTTTAGCGCAGTTTCCATTTGCTTTTTATATTCTGAAACGGTTTGTGTTGTATCCAAATTTGTTAGTATATCCAAAGAAACAGAAAGCGGTACGCCATGATTATCTACTCCATTTTTCAAATTAGCATAGAATGAATTGATCTTTTGCACTTCGTCGGCATATTGCTCGTCAAAGTCTTTGGTATTACTTTCTACATCTAATTCAAAGTTTGACACTAACGAGGAAAGAATGTTCTGCTCGCCACTTGTAAGTTCATCATATCCGTCCAAAGTAGTAAGATACGCCTGCAAATATGTATCATACGTTTTTGTATAACTTTGCATCTCACTGTCAATTTGCTTGTAGAGGTTGACATTATCTGTGTTGTTTAATGCTTTTTGCAATTGGTCGTAAGAATCTGACAACTCTTTTTGATACTGTTCAAGTGATTTTGACAAGCTTTCATTATCAGTTTTGTAGCTAAGTAGTTTTTGTACAAGGTTATGAACTTCATCTTGATTTTCATAGTAGGTTTTAAATTTATATTTGTCGCCGACTTTGTTGTAATTGTCAAAGGCTCCTAATATCTCACTATATTCGTTAGAAAAATTGTCACCTAAACCATCAGCTATTGTGTCGAAATTCTCAATTGCACTTTTTATGTTATCTGGATATTTAATAAATCTTGTTGCCAGACTGTTCATTTCTTTTCTTGTATCAGAAATCTTAGCATCTAATCCGTCAGATACAGCCTCTATGTTATCTTCTGATAACATTTTTAGTATATCTAATTTTCGCTGTTCTTTTAATAAGCTGATAGTATCTCTTATGGCGTTATTTTTGTTTATGATAGCATTGCCTTCGTCGTCGTATCCTTTTATTAAACTAGGATTGATTTTTGCGATGTCGTTTGACAGGTCTTTGTAACGGTCATATTCGTCATTGGTCAATGAAAGATTATTTCCAAAGTTATCAACACCTTTAGCAAGCTTGTTAAATTCCTTTTCATACCCAGATACCTGTGACAAACTGTCATTGTAGCTACTTAATGAATTATTTAATTCTTCACTAAGTTCATCGGCTTTTTCTTTTGCTCGTTCGGCTTTATTGACAAAATAATCAATGGCAACCCCAATACCAGTAACGATTAATGTTGGTAAGGCTTTGAGAGCCATAGAACCTATGTCTTTAAAAATGAGTGAGGCAATGCCACCCTTGGTATTCATTTTATCAAATTGACTCGTCAGTTCTTTTCCGTAACGAGTGAAACCTTCTACACTCATAGAGGCTTCATCTACTTCACGCAC